ACCATTTCTAGGAGTGTACGTTTCATTATGATTTATCCAGTACTACTGCAAACCTAAGTTTTTTGTGACTTGTAGACCCACCATTTGTTTCTATAGTAATAAAACTATTAGCTGTAACTGTCTTGTTAGTTGAAGGAGACAGAGTATCTACATCACCTGCGGCTGAACCTGACTGAGTTATAGTAAGAGTTCCCATAGATGCGGCTGAAGCATTTTTAACTGTGATAGTAGCATCAGCATTAGTAATAGCACCTTCTAATACAGTTATAACTTTAGAGATAGTTCCTGCAAATGGCATTGGAACATGAACAACTTCTGCTGTAGAAACATCATCTATATAACCAGTAATAATTTCTCCTGCTGAAGTCCAAGCACCACTACCAGAACCGTTAGATATATACACCTTACCTGCCGTAGCTGAAGCTACACCTTTAGGTTCGTGAAGATCACTACCAGTAAGAGCACTGTGTTGTACGTTAGCCATTGTTTATCCTTTAGCCCCTGCCTCAGTAAAGACATTATATACTATTTTAACAGAGTTGTCAAGAGAAAAGTTAAGGATGCCCCTAGAAAACTAAGGACATCCTAATAGTTTAAGGTTCGATGTACTCAATAACCAACTTGGCTTCACCTGCGGTAAAGGCCGCAGTGCCGTAGTAGGCTTCGATGTAACAATCGTTATCACCTACAGACAAAGCTGCTCCAACGAGAGCACCATCACAAGCTACTGCCTTTGTTGAGGCATTAAGAGCCGACAAAGCAACAGTCGCATCAACACCATCGGCATCAATGGTAGATCCATCTTGCTGATAAGCACCAACTGTCAACGTAGCTGAACCACCTGAAGTGAAAGCTGTTGAAATAATTACAGTTGCTGATGTGATGTAAGAGTTTGCAGGGATGAAAGCATCATGGTCTTGAGGTGTTGCAGCACCAGAGGGTAACTCTGTTCCTGTCAAGTTCAATACAAGAGCTTTCTTGTGTCCAGAGAGGACTGTACCTTTTTTTGCGGCTGTTCCTGCCTCACCTGAAGTAAGGATTTCCAAACCGTCTGCGTTTACATAAGACATAAATTATACCCCCTTTATGAGATGGTTGTCTTAGCGACAATTTGAACCATGTTCTCAGGACGGTACAACTTAACACCGTAACGAGCAGTAGTTACAAACTCATGCCGTTGGTTGTCTTTGTTGTAATCGTAATCAACCTCTGGCATCTGACGCCATGCACCCACGAATGGGTTTACAGACTGATCCGCAGAGAAGAACAGATTAACTTTAGCTGCAGAACCTACATCGGTGTCTGTGCTTCCGTTACGTTCTAGGATCGTGTCTGTAGAATTGGAGTCAGGCAAGAAGTTTGAACAATATACGTCGAAACCATATACGTTTGCTACGAAACGCATACCAGTTGCGATACCGTCACGAACTACACCTTCAAAACGTGGGTTGTTTGACACGTTTACAAGGTTTGACAGAGAGTTCAATTGAAACTCTACTGATGGATCAACGATAGCTACCAAATTGCTGTCAGGTACGTGCTGTTTTTTCAGAGCATAACGAGCATACGCAAAGTCTGCGAGTTCGATTACACCTGATGCACCACCTGCGATACGCATGTTGACACCGTTAAGAGAACGGTTACTGTTTGCGTTGCCTGTGTCAGCAGCCGCAAGAGTAGTTGTCTCAAAGTGCTCCATGATTGACCGTTCTTGTTCAGGAACAAAACGAGACATTAGTTCATTAGAATAGAACGTGTCTTGTTCAGCCTTCTTGGTCATGTAGGTAGCAGATGACAAGTATTTGTCAACTGAGAATGTGAAGTTACCTGTGTCGAGTGGACGGTAAGTAACAGCACTGTCTTCTGTATAGTCGTCTACCTGAGCCTGCCCGATAGATGGAATGTTGAAAGTGTTTCCGTCAGGAAAACCATCAAGCATACGCACATACCGTTGTGCCATCATCTCATCACGTAGAATTTCTTTCAATTCTGATGAGTAGACCTGAGCACGTTGCAGGAACGAAGTATTAGATGTGGTCATAGCCATAGTCTAAGTTCCTTTATTATGCACCAAACTTTTCACCAAGACGGTCTTTGTCTTGAAACATTTGTTGTTGCGTCTTGGCAGAATAGTACAAGTTACGATTTTCTCTACGGAGTTTTTGATAGTAACTGAAGTCACGTTCCGTAGAGTTTTGCATATTAACACCTTCAGTACGAACCGAACCTTGAACCATAGGGCTAAAGGTTTTCTCTGGTTCACCGATAAGAGAAAAGAAAGCCTGTGGAGATTCAGCAGCAATTTCACGCATACGTTCCATTGACATACCTAGCTCTTTAGCTTTGTTTGCTACCTTGGTTTTTGCCTCAGTACCAAAACTTTTTTCTAGCTCTTGATCGACAAGAGAAAGGTTATTAGCTAGAGCCGTACCTTTTTCTCGTTCTGTAAGTGTCTTTTCAACAAGGCTCTTAAGGTCATCCTCACTAAGACTAGCAGTGGTGTTCTGTGAATTAGTGCTACTATTATTAGAAGGCTCTCCAAGTTTTGCTGTAGTAGGGTCAGCGGCCTGTTCTTGAAGTTGGTCGAGTAAAGTTTTAGAGTAGTCTTGTTTATTATGTTCTTCTCGCAATTCTGTGAGTTGACTTTCAAGATTTGAAATATAACCATCAGCTTCTAGTTTGCCTTTGGCTAGTACTTCAGGATTACTCCAGTTCTCTCCCTTTGCCTGAACGAGTTTCTGCAAATAAGACTCTTGGGTTTGAGTATCTTCTTGCGTCTGCTCAGTCTGATCTGTCTCTTTGGTTGGAGACTCATCAGTAAATACCATAATTTTATTCCTTATCTAGGTTGATAATGTCTAGCACTTGGGTTAGTGCTCTGTTATAACCAATCCTATCAGCTTGTTTAAATGCCCATGAGGGGCTATCGTAGTCTGCTGTAGGTGGTGTCTCCTTAAGCATAGGCTCAAGAATTTCTTTGAGGCGGTCTAGACTGTCACGGTTTGACAAGACTGCTTGGCGTACACCAAACTTATCCTCTTTAGATTTACATCTGTTAAACCAAACGGCTTTCATTATTTTAGCATTGGTTTCTTTTTAACAGGTTTCTTTTTCTTGTCCATTGGTTTTTTAGTTTTGTTTTTGTATTCTTGGACTTTACCTTTTTTGTATGGCATCTTACAATCCTTTTTCTGCTGCGATTTCTTGTTCTTCTTCAAACTGTACCTGAGCTTCCATTGCAATCCTCTGTGTTTGCATTTGTTCAGTTACAGCTACATTTTCTGAGAACAAGGTTGGCTCACCAAGTTCATCAGCCAATATACGAGCAAACTCTTTGCCTGACATATGTGTCGCAATAGATGGATCAGACAGTTTAAGCTGATACAACTGGGTAATGTTTTGTACTCTTTGTGCTCTTTCAGCAAAGTGTCTAGCACCCATAGGAATAATCTTACCGTTAGCCTTAATGTCTTCCTTGGTAATTTCCTCAAAGAAGAATAGACCACTATCCTCGTTCAGTACACGTACTGTGTCAGCATAGTCCATGTTCCTACGTGCAGCCTCAAGCATTGAGTTAAGAATTGGCTCAAGAAATACTCTTTCAAAATGTGCTGTCTTGTGTTGGAAGATACGACCTGCGGCTGTCATAAGCTGACCAACCTCAAAGGCTGTCTTCTCACCTGCACTACGGATACCCATAGCTTCCCTTGGAGCACCTGCTAACATTTCCATCTTACCTTCAAGGTTCTGAATCTGGAAGTCAGCGTTAAGTGCTGTTGCATCAGGAGCTAGGTAGCCTACGTCACCCTCTTCACCCATGTAAATACGTGCTGCAGGTTCAAAGTCAAAGTCCTCTACATCACCTCGTATCTTAAGAATTGGATATGCAATCTGATCGAAGACATCAGCCTTAAGGTTTTCTAGGTGGTCAATACGATACTGCATACCGACCAAGTTATCCAGTGGCCCCATAGCATATAGGTTGTCAGGACGTTCTCTCCAACCTGCATGGAAGACAGGAGCCTTGCCTAACCAACTAGGGTTCTGTTCGTTAGACAAAACATATGCTCTGTCAACTACTGTTACCACACGATTCTTGTGGAAGTCACCTGTGTCACCATCATAGATGTCACCGTAGAACGTAAGGATTTCAACATAGTCTGATTCATAATACTGTTTAATATCTGAGAAGCCATCAGCTAAGAAACCATGAGCCTTATGTACATCTATGTTAGAACCTGAGTAAGATACACGATTAGACATCATACGATTAAAGATGCCTGTCATATACTCATTGTCAACAGTCTCATCTATCTTACGTTTAATTTCACCCTTAGTAAGAACTGACCTAATAATCTTAGGTGAGTCAGCAAAGGATGGAGCTAAAGGATTAAAGCAAATATCAAAGGGAGATATACGTACTAGCTTAGGGCCAACATAGTTTACTGCACGTTCACCGTCTTCGTACTCAGTATAATCTCTG